ATCATTAAAGTAATAAAAATATTGTACTTCTTTGCAATTTGCTTACCTTTGGCAGCGTTATGCTACATAGGTGGGCATCTTGCTTATGAGATAATGTTAAAACTAAGAAAATGACTTGGAACGAATTAACAGTTTGGCAGTACCAACAAATCTATCCAATAGTTACTAAGCCTGAGAAGGATTGGACTACCTTAGACGTGGAAAGTAAATTAGTAGGTATTATCTTTAACCTTACGGACACCCAGGTTGATAGCCTAAGCGTGAAGCAGTTTAATAACTTAAAAGCAACTTTAGGTTTTTTAGACGATAAGATAGAAGGGAAGCCTGTTAAGTACACCGAAGTAAACGGCAAACGTTATAGGTTTATCTATGATGTGCAACAAATTAAAGCAGCCAGATACATCGAAACAAAAGTATTCAGTACCGACTTAGTAGGTAACCTACACAAGTTAGCAGCCTCAATGGTTATGCCTCAGCGTAGAACCTGGTGGGGTAAATGGGTAGACGATAAGTACGATGCTGCCAAGCATAGCGAGTATGCCGAGGACTTACAAGCAGCTAAATTTATGCACGTTTACCAATCCATTGTTTTTTTTTATCAAGTATACAGAAATTGGATAGAAGTTTCACAGGCTTATTTGATAAAGGAGATGACGAACAAGGGAATGAATTTGGAACAAGCGCAAGAGGTGGTTCAAATTTTATGCAGCACTTTGGATGGCAGTATTGCGCCAAATCTGTTGCCGACCACGAAAATATCACAGTTGACCAAAGCTATGAGTTAACAACCATACAATTCTTAAATACCCTATCCTACCTAAAGGCTAAAGCTGATTACGATAAGGAACAACATAGGAAACTTAAATAAGAACCCCATACCCCCAGACAATACCCTGCCAATTTTGGTGGGGTTAGTTATTTTTAGACCTTCCTTATATTTATTATCGTGAGTATAAGTAAAGCACAAATACAGGCGTTAAGGGATAACTTTATACAAAGCTTAGGCGGTAGCTTTGATAAGTACAAAGGGGGAGATTTACCCGTATTAGAGGAAACACTTGCTTTGTATGGTCAAGCCTTTAACGATAGGATTACCCAAATATTAGATAGCGAAAACATTACGAGTTCTGGTAAATTGGCAGAACCAGCTTTGCCTATCATTAATAAATTCGGGAATGGTTATGTTTTAAGCCTCGGTTACGAAGAGGGAAGCGAACAAGACAAATACTTTAGGTTTGTCAATAAGGGGGTAAAAGGTACAAAGAATACAAAGGCAGACAACAAAACACCTTATGCTTTTAAAACAACAAATAAGGCAGTTAATATATTAGCAATAGAAAATTGGCTAAAATATAATAAGCTAAAATCAGTTGCGGTAAAAAAATATACAAAGCTTGGAACTGAAGCAAAGGCAATTCAAGGCAAAAAATCTTTAGCTTGGGCAATAGCAAGAAGCATTCACACTAAAGGTTTAAGGTCTACATACTACTTTGATAGAGCAGTAGCACAAATATTTAATAAAGAATTTATTGAGAATATAGCAATCGCAGTAGGTGGCGATATTCAAATTCAAATCAAACAAGCAATAAATGGCAATAACAATAACAAGTAGTCCTGCACCTTATTCGTCTATGCACGATAACTTATGGTTCGTATCAAGTTCTACAAATAGCGGAACTACAAACTTTAAGTTTGTTTATGACGTATACATAAACGGAAGCCAGGTTATTAGGTCAAAAGTATTTCCTTCTCCAAGTGCAGAGGGTAGCTATGGGGTGTTTAACGCATCGCCAATGGTTAGGAGTTTTGTTACTAACTACTTTGAGCCTTCAGGAAACTCAATACTTGTAGCTTCAAATGACAAGATAAAAGTAGATTACCAAATAAGAGTAGGCGAGGAAGTAAGCGGTGTAACGACTACTAACTTAGCATCGGGTAACTTCTCAGCTTACAATTTTGTACCGCCATTGTTTGCAGACATATTTTTAACAAAGAACAAAACACCTTTAGTGTTATCGAACTATTACGATAATTTACTATTGGAAAACTTTACAGATGACTTCTTAACGGAACGTGATACTGATGACATTACGCTTGAATACGGAGATAACTTTTACATTACGTTCCTACGAATAGCAACAGGCGGTTATTCGGCTTGGGTTGAGGTTTTAGCTCCTGGAGATGTAGTTACCAATACTGTAAGCGGAAACATTACTTTAAGCGGTCAATTCAATATGTTTAATCTACAAGCAGAACACATAAACGATTGGGCGTCTGGAAATATAATTACCGAAAACACTTACGGATATAACTTCTATTTAAAAAGAGGTGGCGCACAAACAAGGGTTATTAAACTAAGACATAAGTGCTATCCTAAATACCAACAATTTAACTTAGAGTTCTTAAATAGATTAGGCGGCTGGGACACAAAGAAGTTTGCCCTTGTAAATAGAAGGTCAAGCGAATATCAAAGAGCATCATATAGGCGAAGCGATTGGCAGCTTGTAGGTGGGCAAATGACAAACATAGATGGATACAACAGGTATAACGAAACGACTTTCAACTATGCTATTCAGCATAAGGATAAATATAAGCTTATTAGCGATTGGGTTAGCGAACAAGATTATTCGTGGTTGGCTCAGCTTGTATCAAGTCCTATTGTATATATGGAAGTTCTTGGTGCATACTTCCCTGTTACCATAACAACAACTAACTACGAGTATAAGTTAGAAAGTGCGGATAAACTATTTAACTTTGAGATTGAAGTAGAAGTGGGCAAATACTTAACAAGCCAATTTAGATAATGATTAGCACAGAGATATACATAGAAGATAGGAAGATTGATTTATTGCAAGATATATCTACCGAGTTCACTTATGCCATCGATGACGTAAGCGAGTTCGGTAGTCGCAATACTTCCTTTAGCAAAACAATAAGCATACCAGGAACGGCAACTAATAACCTTGTATTTGGTTACATCTTCGAACTTAACAACGCTAACTTTACGGATAATACCTTACCGAACGTCGGGTATAACTACAACGTAACTAAACAAGCTAACTGCAAAATATTTATTGACAAAGTGCAGATATTCAAAGGCACTTTAAGAATATTAGAGATAGTTATAGACAAGGAAACAATCGAGTACCAATGCAGTGTGTTTGGCGAACTTGGTGGGTTTATTAATCAGTTAGGCAATAAGCGTTTAGAAGATTTAGATTTCAGCGCATATAACCATACTTATAGCGTAGCAAATATCAGTTCGAGTTGGGATAACCCAGGTGGTTCTGGTTACTATTATCCTCTTATAGATTACGGAAACGTAAGCACAGGAGTTAATGGTGTGCTTAAAAAAGATTTTCAATATACAACTTTTAGACCTGCTTTGTATGTAAAGGAGTATATACAAAAGATATTTGCAGGAACTGATTATACATTTAACTGCCCGTTCTTTAATACTGCTTTATTTAATAGGTTAATCATACCGCATAACCAAACTTCTATTACTGCTTTAAACAATACAAGTTTAAACGCAACAGCTAATCAGCAATCAATGTTACTAACAAGTAATCCTTATGTTCAGTATACTTTAGTAACACAAGGTAGTTTTACACTTGACGGAACGAATACTTTATTTACTTATGGTGGCACAAGTTTAACAACAAACGTACAAGTTACCTTAACGGGTACAGTTACTATCTTCGACCCTAACCAACCAAACTACTCAGTAATACTTAGAAAAAATGGATTAGAAATAGGTAGGCAAGATTTTGATGCAAGTGTTAGACCTTTTATGACTTGTGATTTTACAGTTCAAGGAGTAACATTTGCTAACACAGACACAATGCAAGTTGAAATATTAGGAACTAATATGTCTATTGATATTGTATTTGGGGAAATTAAAATAACAACAAGCACACCTACACAAGTACAGATTAATTTAGGAGAAACAATTAAGGTAAGTGAAACAATCCCTAAAGGTATATTCCAAAGAGATTTTTTTTTAAGCATTGTAAAAATGTTTAACCTTTACGTTTATGAGAATAAGTTTAACGACAAAGAACTTGTTATTAGTCCGTTTGTGGACTTTTATCCTACTACTTCAGCTACGGCAGAAGATTGGACTAACAAAATAGATAGGGCAAAGCCTTTAAGCATTAAGCCAATGAGTGAGATTAATGCTCGTTACTATAACTACAAATTTAAAACCGATAATGACTTCTACGGGGAAAACTATCGCAAGAAGTATACAGAAGGTTATGGAGATTTTATTTATGACACCGAGTTTGATTTCGTAAAAGAAACCGACACTTTAGAATTAATATTTGCTGCATCTGTATTGTTTCAACAAACAGGGCAAGACAAAGTATTCCCTGCTATCTATAAAAAGTCAAACTCTAACAACGCAGAAGATAAAATGGATAGTATTATACGTATAATGCAAACAAAGAAGATTACAGATGTTAATAGTTGGACAATAATGAACGGAGCAGCTAACTTAGCGTCTTATACAAGCTATGGTTATGCAGGGCATTTAGATGACCCTATCAACCCTACTAACGATATTAACTTTGGCGCACCTAAAGAACTACAATTTAGTCCTAATACTTATCCAAGTACAAACGTATTTAACGCGTTTCATAGTCCTTATCTTGCTGAGATAACAAGCAAGGATAGTAAGCTATTAACCTGCTTTGGTTTATTGGATATTGTAGACATTTTTAATTTAGATTTTAGTAAGTATGTCTGGATAGACGGGGTATTGTTTAGGCTTAACAAGGTCGAAAACTTTAACCCAATGGAATACAATACAACTAAACTATCATTCCTTAAAGTAATAGAAACATCGTACTAATGGCACAAGAAAACGTAGGTATAAATATACAGGTTGGCGGTAACCAAGACCAAGCTTTAGGCTCGTTAAAATCTCAGTTAAGAGAAGCAACTAACGAGGTAACAAAACTATCCGAGCAGTTTGGAGCGAGTAGTAGAGAAGCAGTTGAAGCAGCAAAGAGGGCAGCCGAACTTAAAGACCAAATCGGAGATGCTAAAAGTTTAATCGATGCCTTTAACCCAGATGCTAAGTTCAAAGCCTTAACTGCTTCGCTTAGTGGTGTAGCTGGTGGCTTTAGTGCTTTACAAGGTGCAACTGCTTTATTTGGCAAAGAGAATGAGGACTTGCAAAAAACTTTAGTTAAAGTACAATCTGCTATGGCTTTATCGCAAGGACTACAAGCCGTAGGGGAAAGTATTGATAGCTTTAAGCAATTAGGTACAGTTATTAAAACGCAGGTAGTAAGTGCGTTCTCTACTTTAAGAGGTGCAATAATCGCAACGGGTATTGGTGCTTTAGCAATCGGTATTGGTTTAGTAATTGCTAATTTCGATAAGGTAAAAAAAGTTATTAGTAACCTATTCCCAGGACTTGCACAATTAGGCAACTTCTTTAGTAATATTATTGAAAAAGTTACTGATTTTGTAGGTGTAACATCACAGGCAGAACGTGCTTTAACTTCTTTAGAAAAAACAACTAAACGAGGTAACGAAGGTATTGAGGCACGTATTAAAGTACTTACTGCACAAGGTGGCAAGGAGAAGGAGATATATGCACTTAGTAAGCAACAAGGAGAAAACGAACTTAACTTTTTAAGGGCAAAGCTTAAAACTAAAGAAGGTTTAAATGATGAGGAACTAAAGAAGTTTAGAGATTTAAAAACACAACAAGCGGTTTTAGATGCCCAAGAACAAAAGAGGCAAAAAGAGGCATTAAAAGATAATGCTAAATCTGGAGCAAATGCTTCTAAACAAGCAGCAGAACAAAGAAAAAAAGATAACGAAGATAAGATAGCTGCCGAAAAAGAAGCACAACAAAAGTTAAGTGATTTAAGAAATCAATTATTCTTATCTACTTTTAAAGACGAAAACGAAAAAAAGAAGGCAGAACTTAACCTTGCTTTTATTAAAGAAAAAGATGAGATTTTAGCAAACACTAAAATTAATGAAGCTACTCGTAATGAATTAATACTTGCAGCAAGATTAAAGCTTAATGCTGATTTAGATGCCTTAGCGGCTGCACAAAAAGAAAAAAAGGCAGCAGAGGATGCTAAGTTACTTGAGGAAAGCGCAAAGCAAATAGAAACAGAAAACGATAAGGAATATAATCAATTACAAGCAGAAATTGCTAAAAAGAATAAGCTTAATGCAGATGCAAGAAAAGCTGAATTAGATGCAGATATATCTTTACAAAATGCAAAATTTGAAGCAGCTTCCGCAGGTCTAAATTTATTATCAAGCCTTGCAGGTCAAAATGAAAAGATAGCAAATGCTATATTTGTAATTGATAAGGCTTTAGCTATTGCTAAAATTGTTGTTGATACACAAAGGGAAATAGCAGGTTATTATGCAGCAAATGCCGCATTTGGTTTAGCTGGTGCAGCAATAGCCGCTAAACAATCTTTAGTTGCAAAGATTAGAGCAGGTATTGGCATTGCTTCGATTGCAGGTACAACTATTGCTAAGTTCAAAGGCGGTGGCGCAGCAGGTGGAGCGGTAGGTGGTTCTTCAGGTGGAGCAGCACCAAGCGTTTCAGCATCAGCACCTTTACAACCCCCACAACCACAAACTACAACTTTAAGTAACCAAACAATTAACGCAATAGGTAATCAAGCCATTAGAAGCTATGTTGTGGAAAGCGATGTAACGAGTAACCAACAAAGAATTGCAGCTATTCAGCAAAGAGCAAGGTTTGGTTAAATGATAACAATTTAAAACACTTAATATTTAAGATTATGGACTTACCTGTTTATTTATTAGACATTAGCGAGGATATGAACGACGATGCCGAAGTGGATTACGTGGCACTCGTAGACAAACCTGCTATTCAAAAGAATTGGAACGCCTTTAAAAACCAACAACGCTTTGAAGTGGTTAGCGAAGACAAGCGTATTATCAGCGGCCCATTAATGTTGGCAGATGTCCCGATATTCCGCAGTGACTCTACTTATGGAGATTACTATGTTGTTTTCTCTAAAGACACTATTTTTAAGATTGCTCAAAAGTTTTTCAAAAGAGGCTACCAATCAAACGTAAACTTGATGCATTCTCCTGACCAACAAGTAGAAGGCGTTACTATGTTTGAAAGCTTTATTACCGACGAAAGCCGTGGCATCTTACCAATGAAGGGTTTTGAAGATGCACCTGACGGCTCTTGGTTTGGTTCTTTCAAGGTAGACAACGAAGGCGTGTGGAATGATGTTAAAGAGGGTAAATTTAAAGGCTTTAGCGTAGAAGGGTTGTTTACCTACAAGACAAAGCCAAGCAAAGAACAAGAACTTATGAATGCAATAAAGGAAATATTGCAACGGGTTAAATGATAAACAAAATCTTTTATTAATATTTAAACAAAAAGAATGATGAACGCAAAAGATGCAATTATGCAAATTAGGGCTTTATTCGAAGATATGCCACAAGTAGAAGCACCTGCTCCTATTGAAGCACCTATCGAGGAAGTACCTGTTACATTCGCAGAATATAGCCTTATGGACGGAACAAAGGTTATGATTAGCGAATTAGCTATTGGCGGTGTAGTTACTTTAGCTGACGGAACACCTGCTCCAACTGGCGAACACCAATTAGCAGACGGAACTCAAATTGAGTTAGACGAGAACGCTAAGATTATCTCTATCGAAACTCCAGAAGTAGAAGCGGAAATCGCTGACGAAACTCCTGCTGAAATGGGTAAAAAGATGGACGAGAAAATGGCAGACGAAATCGCTGCTTTAGTTTCTGAAAACGAAAATCTTAAAACACAAGTAGCACAATTAGAGGCAAAAGTTAAGAATGGCTTTAGTCAAGTAGCTGAGTTAATAGAAGCACTTACTAAGACTCCTAACGCTGAACCTATTGCGCAACCAAAAAACAACTTTGCTTCTAACGTAACTACAAAGGATATGAAGTACGAAAGAATTGCAAAATTTAGAAACGCTTTATTAAACAAATAAAAATAAAATAAAATGGGATTTGATGTATCTGCATTAGCAAACTATACAAAAGAAAACGAAGCTCTACTTGTAACTTCATCTGTA